ATATAACTATAAGGCTACCCAGGAATGGTTCCTGGCCCCAACATAAAGGAGAACTTTAAATGCCTGAACTAACTGCAATGGAAAAACCTAAAGTAGCAGGTTTTGTAGATCGTGGATTTAACCACGCTAAAAAACAAAAACAGATGGAAGAAGCAGAGGCAGAGATTGCCCGACTAGAAGCAGAGGCTCGTGGTGAAGAAGTTACTGAAAGTGAATCCAGTGGCGAAGATACTGAGAACATCGAAGTACAAGCCTCAGACGATTCCCAACAAGAAAAAACCCCAGAGGAAACCAAAGCACAGGAAGACGATGACAGCGAGTTAGATGCTGAAGAGAAGTCTTTTAAGAAACGCTATGGTGATATTCGTAAACACTTAGCTGCTAAAGAAAAAGAGTGGCAAGAGAAGTTTAACGCTCTAGAAAGTAAGAGTAAACGTGAGGGTATCGTTCCTCCTAAGTCTGATGAAGACATAGAGAAGTGGGCACAAGAATATCCAGACGTAGCAGGTATTGTTGAAACAATTGCAGCTAAGAAAGCTCAAGAGATGTTCAACAAGGCTGAAACACGTCTACAAGAATTAGATGAAGCACAGTCTGAAGCTCAAAGAGTAAAAGCAGAGAACGTTATTCGTAAGACTCACGAAGACTTTGATGACCTAAGACAATCAGATAATTTTCACAACTGGGCAGATGAACAACCCAAGTGGGTTAAGGATGCACTCTATGAAAACATGGATGATCCTGCCTCAGTTGTACGTGTGATAGATCTATACAAGATTGACAACGGTATGACCGTAGCAGCTAAGAAAAAATCTAAGAAAGCTGCAGCATCTACTGTTGCTAAAGGAACTCGTACTTCTGTAGACGCAGAGGGTGTACAAGGCACTATTAAAGAGTCTGATGTAGACAAAATGTCTAACAAGGAGTTTGAGGAAATGCAGGACAAGATAAACGAAGCTATGCGTACTGGCAAGTTTGTTTATGATATGTCTGGTTCTGCAAGATAATTAGTTGACATATTTAAAGTCATCTATATAACTACCTGTATCTGACTTGAAGCCTCCGTAAAGGACTACCTTCAAAGATACATTTAACCCAAAAGTCTAAACTACAAAGAACTACCTGGACAAGTATAGGCCCAGTGGTATTCGGTAGCGCAACCTAATACTTTCTGCACCCTAGAAAACGTACAGCCTCTTTCAGGTGTTTAAGCTTTATTTTCAAAGCCAAATATCATGGAGGATTTAACTATGGCTTTTCAAACTGCATCGGGTTATGGGAATTTACCTAACGGTAATTTTAGTCCTGTAATCTACTCCAAAAAAGTACAGCTTGCTTTTCGCAAAGCTGCTACTGTAGGAGACATAACTAACTCTGATTATTTCGGAGAGATTAGCGCACAAGGTGATACTGTTCGCATAATCAAAGAACCTGAAATCTCAGTTCAGGCTTATGCTCGTGGCACAACAGTCACAGCACAAGACCTTGACGATGAAGATTTTCAGTTAGTCGTAGACAAAAGCAACTACTTTGCTTTTAAGATGGACGATATCGAAGAAGCTCACTCACATGTGAACTTCATGCAACTTGCAACGGATCGTGCAGCTTACAGACTAGCTGACCAGTATGACCAAGAAGTTCTTGGTTATTTGTCAGGCTTCAAACAATCTGCACTACATTCAGTAGCGTCTACAGCTAATGACCAAGTAAACGGTACAAAGGCTGTTACATCTGCAGGTTCAGACGAACTGCTTTCAAGCATGAAGTTGATTAAGAGTTCATTTGGTAACATCACAACATCATCTGCAGGGGATCACTCAATCCCAGTAACTGCACGTATGCCAGGTGCTACTTCTCTACCAACAGCTACAGTTTCACCTGCGATGGTTGTATCCAGAATGAAACGATTGCTTGATCAGCAACAAGTTGACTCACAAGGCAGATGGCTCGTAATTGACCCTGTGTTTATGGAAATCTTATCAGACGAAGACAGCCGCTTCATGAATGGAGACTACGGTGATTCTGGTGGACTACGTAACGGTCTTGTAATCAACAACTTTCATGGCTTCCGTTTGTACGTGTCATCAAACCTACCTGCTGTAGGTACTGGTCCAGGTACATCAGGAACAGCAAACCAAAACTCAAACTTTGGTGTGATTGTTGCAGGTCATGATTCTGCTGTAGCGACTGCAGAGCAGATCAACAAGACAGAAACATATCGTGACCCTGACAGCTTTGCTGACATTGTTCGTGGTATGCATCTATACGGCAGAAAGATACTTCGTCCAGAAGCTATCGCTACTGCTAAATACAACGCAGCGTAAGGGGGGATTAAAATATGGCTACTTATGATATGACCTCAAAAGCTACTGCAGGTGTTGATTCAAACAGCATTGCAGCAGCTACCTCACGCCATCAAGCAATGGGAATGTACATGCGTGAAGCACGTCTTGACATTGCTAAAATGGTTGAAGACGGATACTCCTGTGTAAATGGGGATATCTTTCAACTTCTAGAAATTCCTGCCAATACGTTAGTATTGTTTGCAGGTGCTGAAGTTGAAACTGCTTTTAATGGTACTTCACCAACTGTGGATATTGATTTCGCAGCAGGTGATGACATCGTTGACGGTGGTGACGTTTCATCTGCAGGTTTCCTAGCAGGAGGAACAAACGGTCAAACTATGGTTGTAAACACTGCAGCAGCAGACACGTTTACAGCACACGTGACAACTACAGACACAATTGACGTTAAGTTGATTGCTTCATCTGCAGATGTTACATCTGGTATCTTACGTGTCGTTGCTTGTTGCATTGACACAGGTGCTAGAGGACGTGTGGCAGCTACCGAAGTAGATCGTGATCTACTAGCATAACACTTTAGGGGCTGACTTCGGTTGGCCCCTTTAGCTTATCTAAGGAAAAAATATGGCTTTGACATTTCTTTCATTAACTAATGATGTAATTACACGTATGAATGAAGTAGCACTTACTTCTACTACCTTTTCTAATGCTAGGGGCATACAAGTCCAGTGTCAAAATGCCGTTAATGAAGCTATAAGATATATAAATCAAAGAGAGTTTGGCTACTCTTTTAATCACGCACAAAATTCTTCTACTTTGACTCCAGGTGTATCTAGGTACAGTTTACCTTCAAGCACTAAGTCAGTAGACTACAACACCTCCAGAATTAAAAAAGATGATGATCTTAACGCTGCAGGAAATAATCTAACAGTTCTTAACTATAACGAATATATAGAAAGAGAGTACGCCAACCAAGAGGATGAAGTTTCAACTACAACTCTTAATGGATCACACTCAAGTTCTGTAGCAACTCTTACCCTAACATCTACCAGTGACTTCTCATCTTCAGGAACTGTTTATATTGGTGGTGAGCAAGTAACTTACACAGGTGTTTCAGGTAACGATATTACAGGTTGTACCAGAGGAGCTAACAGCACAACTGCTGCTATTCATGCAAGTGGTACAACAGTAACGCAGTTTGACAATGGTGGTGTTCCTAGAAATATAGTACGAACACCAGATAATAATTATTTACTATATCCTTATCCAGACAAGCAGTACACACTCGTCTTTGATTACTTTACATTTCCATCTGATCTATCAGCACATGGAGATACCACAACTATCCCAGATAGATTTGGTCCTGTAATCGTAGATGGTGCGGCTGCTTTTGTGTATCAGTATCGTGGTGAGATACAACAATATCAATTAAACTTTGGTAGATTTGAACAAGGTATTAAAAACATGCAGAGCTTACTCATCAACAAGTATGAGTATGTAAGATCTACAGTTCTCATTACACCTAGAGGGTCTGCTAATTACATGTCAGGAGTTATTTCCTAATGCCTGATCTCTCTCAAGCTCAACCTGCAGCGTTTAACTGTGAGGGTGGCTTAGTTTTAAATCGTTCTACTTTCTTAATGCAACCAGGAGAAGCATTAGAGTTAGAAAATTTTGAACCTGACATTGAGGGTGGTTACAGGAGAATAAACGGTTTTCGTAAATACGTTAATCACATAGTACCTCAAACATCTGGCTCTAGTGAAAAAATACTTATGTCTGCTAGTTTTGCTAATAAAGTAGTAGCTGCTAGAGGTGAAAAAATATTTAGTTCTGCTTCTACTGAACTTGCAACTAAAATATCTGCTTCAACTGGTATGACAGGATCTGGAACTATTACAGTAGACTCTACTACAGGATTTTCTTCTAGTGGAACACTGCAGATAAATGATGAAATATTTACGTATACTGGAGTTACCTCTACTACCTTTACAGGTGTAACTCGTGCTGCGTCAAGTACTACTGCAGCAGCACATGTTCTTGATGATGTAGTTTCAGAGTCTTGGACTGAAAGAGATACTGGAAGAACAAGTGCAGGTAAGTATGATTTTGAACGGTATAACTTTGACGGCAACGAAAAGATTATAGTTGTTGACGGTACAAAC